AAGAGTTTCACGAACTATCCCTTTTGGTTATAAAGTTAACGAAGAGGATGATAAACTATTAGAGCCAATCCAAGAGGAACTTGAAGCTATAGAACAAGCAAAGCAATATATTAAAAGTTGTTCCTATCGAGAAGTTGCTGGTTGGATGCAAAGAAAGACAGGTAGATATATATCTGCTCCAGGTTTAATGAAAGTGTTGAAACGAAGTGAATGATGTTGAACCACCTAAACCTAAAAAGAAAAAAGTAGCCAAAGCAAAAAAATCAGCTAAGGCTAGTATTAGTGATATAGCTAAACAAGTAAAAAAAGCAAAAGATAATTATCACAATGCACAAAAAAAATTAAAAAATAAAAAAGAAGCTCTAAAAAAAGCAGACGATATATTAGAAAATAAACAAAATATATTTGTTGAAGAAGAGTTTGATGATGTTCCACCAAACGTAAAAGAAGCTGTAAAAGAACAAGAGATAATATTTGAACCTAATGAAGGTCCACAGACACAGTTTCTAGCAGCATCAGAACGAGAAGTATTTTATGGTGGAGCAAGAGGTGGAGGTAAATCATATGCAATGCTTATTGATCCACTACGATATTGTGATAAACAAAAACATAGAGGTTTATTACTAAGACGTTCAATGCCTGAGTTGAGAGATTTAATTAATCATTCTCAACAACTATATCCAAAAGCTTATCCTGGTGCTAAATGGAGAGAGCAAGAAAAAGAATGGCGATTTCCATCTGGTGCTAAAATAGAATTTGGATATGCAGAAAATACAACAGATGCTCTTAGATATCAAGGACAGTCTTATACTTGGATAGGAATAGATGAGTTACCACAATATCCAACACCTGATATTTATAACTTTCTAAGGTCATCTCTTAGATCAGTAGATCCAGAGATACCAGTATTTATGAGAGCAACAGGTAACCCAGGCAACGTAGGATCTACTTGGGTAAAAGAAATGTTTGTAGACCCAGCAGTTCCTAATACAAAGTTTGATGTAGAAATACAAACACCAGTTGGTAATAAAAAAATAACAAGAAGATTTATACCAGCTAAGTTACAAGATAATCCATATCTGATGCAAACAGAGGATTATTATATTATGCTAGCTTCTTTGCCTGAAGTACAAAGAAAGCAGTTTCTAGATGGAGACTGGAGTGCGTATGAAGATGCAGCCTTTCCAGAATTTAATAAAGATGTACACGTTGTAGAACCGTTTGACATTCCAAGAAACTGGCATAAGTTTAGAGCATGTGACTGGGGTTATTCTTCACCTGCTTGTGTTCTTTGGTTTGCTATAGACTTTGATAATAATCTTTGGATCTATAGAGAACTATACACAAAAAAAGTTACAGCAGATTTATTTGCACAACAAGTTTTAAATTTAGAACAAAAAGAATATATAAGATATGGAGTTCTAGATTCAAGCACCTGGGCACGAAGAGGTGATGTCGGTCCAAGCATTGCAGAGACAATGATTAATTCAGGGTGCAGATGGAGACCATCAGATAGATCACCAAGAAGTCGTATCAACGGTAAACTGGAAATACATAAACGACTATCAGTTAGAGATAAAGGAGATGAAACTAAACCTTCATTATTTATTTTTAATAATTGTATAAACTTAATACGAACACTACCTCTTTTACCATGTGATAAAAATAATCCAGAGGATGTTGATACGCACGCAGAAGATCATGCATATGATGCATTACGATATGGATGTATGTCTCGCCCCATCAATCCACAAGGATCTGGATTTTCAGACTTTGGACATAATAAACAATATACCCCAGCAGATAGGATGTTTGGATACTAATGGATGTAGATGGAAAAAAGCTAAGAGTTGGATTTCAAGATCTAACTATTGAGATAAGAGACGCAGATTTTAGAACAGATAATCTAACAGATTGTTATGGTCACTATCTTCAGCGAGAAAATAAAATACAAATAAATAAAAATTTAGAACCACACGATTTGTTAAATACAGTTCTTCATGAATGTTTACATGCGTGTTGTTATGTTGGTGGACTTACAACTAAATCTAATCCATTATCAGATGAAGATAAAGAAGAAGTTGTTACTAATACATTAGCCAACCAATTACATATTGTCTTACGAGATAATCCATGGCTCTTAAAATTTATCCAAGAGTCAATATCTAAAACTAAAAATAAGGAGAAATAAAATGGACATCATGAAAAAATACAAACAAGGTGATTTAGATGAAGTTCCTAGTGCAAAAACTGGTAACGATCCTATGAACCTTCCTGCTGATGAAGTAGGTGGAGAAAATGTTGACGCACCAAAAATTAAAACTAATATGGTAGACGGCAAAATTTTTTCAATGGCTGACGAAAGAGATTACTAATTTAAGGATTCAAAATGGATACTACTGATGAAACTGTAGCTTTATCTGACGAAGCAACTACGGAAGAAGTTGGACAAGAATACGGTGGTCTTTCTGGTTACATAAAAGCAAAATTTGTAAGAGCAGAAGATGCACGTCTTTTTGATGAGAGTCGTTGGTTAAGAGCATACAGAAACTATAGAGGAATCTATGGTTCTGATATGACTTTTACAGAGCGAGAAAAATCAAGAGTATTTGTTAAGATAACTAAAACAAAAGTATTAGCAGCCTTTGGCCAACTGATAGAAGTTTTATTTGCAAATGCAAAGTTTCCACTTGGCATAACACCAACTAAAATGCCTGATGGTATTTCAGAACGTGCATATGTGGAAGATGAAGAAGCAACACCAGAAGAGCCACTACCTAATCCGTATGGTTTTCCTGGTGATGGTAGAGAGTTAGAACCAGGTGCAACTGCTGAAACTATATTAGGTGGTTTAGCAAATCAGTATGAAGGTTTAAATATAAAAGAAGGACCCTCACCTGATGCAACTAAAAAAATACAAATATCACCAGCTAGAGAAGCTGCTGGTAATATGGAAAAATTAATACACGATCAGCTAGAAGAAACTTCAGCTATAAGTGTTTTAAGACATGCATTATTTGAAATGGCATTGCTTGGAACAGGAATTATAAAAGGACCATTTAATCATGAGAAGACTCAACATAAATGGGAAAAGTCTGAAGAAGGAATGGAATATACTCCTCAGTATAAATTAGTTCCAAAAATAGAAGCAGTAAGTTGTTGGGATTTTTATCCAGATCCAGATGCAACATCTATAGATGATTGTGAATATACTATACAAAGACATACGTTAAGTAGATCACAACTAAGAGATTTAAAAAATAGACCATTCTTTAGAGAGTCTGCTATATCTGATTGTTTAAAAATGGGACCTAACTATCAAGCAAGAGGTTTTGAAACTGCATTACTTGATAGAGAAAATATTGATGATCTAGATAAAAATAGATTTGAAGTATTAGAGTATTGGGGATTGATGGATAAAAATTTAGCTAATGAAGCTGGATTAGAATTTGATGAAGATATTGATGATATAGATGAACTAGAAGAAGTTCAAATAAATGCATGGATATGCAATGGTAAAATATTAAGATTAGTATTAAATCCGTTTACACCTGAAAGAATACCATATCATGTTGCACCGTATGAAATAAATCCATATCAGTTTTTTGGTGTAGGACTACCAGAAAATATGGAAGATGCACAAATGGTAATGAATGGTCATGCAAGGATGGCTATAGATAACTTAGCACTAGCAGGTAATTTAGTATTTGATATTGATGAAACACAATTAGTTCCAGGACAAGATATGAATATATATCCTGGTAAAATATTTAGAAGACAATCTGGAGTTACAGGAACTGCAATCAACGGATTAAAATTTCCTAATACATCATTTGAAAACTTACAGATGTTTGATAAATTTAGACAGTTAGCAGATGAAGCAACAGGTATTCCATCATACTCACATGGAGCAACTGGTGTACAATCTACAACAAGAACAGCTGCAGGTATGTCTATGCTTATGGGAGCAGCTGCACTTAATATAAAAACTGTTATAAAAAATATTGACGACTATTTGTTACGACCCCTTGGTGAATCTTTGTTTTCTTGGAACATGCAGTTTAATGCTGATATACCAGAGATACAAGGAGACCTTGATGTAAAAGCTATGGGAACATCTTCTTTGATGCAAAAAGAAGTTCGTTCACAAAGATTAATGACATTTATGCAAACAGCAAACAATCCAAATATTGCACCGTTTGTAAGATGGCATTCAGTATTAAGAGAGATCGCTAAATCACTAGATATAGATCCAGATGATTTAATTAATGATCCAGAAAGAGCAGCAATATTTGCAAAAATAAT